CCACCATCTGCATGAAAGTCATAAAACCCACCTTTCTTGTATCGTGTTACCTGACAAGATTCAGCATAATTAATATCATATTTCCAACCAGCCTGATCATTTGCCTCTTGCATAAAAGGCCAAATAGTATCATATACCCACTGTTCGTTTGTCCATGCAACATCACTTATTCTTACTTTAGAATCTGGTTTATAATCGGTCTTTCGGCCTGTTTTTCTTTCTTCTTCCGAAGTATCTTTAGAAGTATCGACAGATGATACTTCCCAATTCTTGGAACCCAGACGCTTTAACTTATTACAAGTTTTAGTGTCTAAGGCGCTTTCAAAAATATACCATTCATTAACAGCTAGTGACATAATTATTTCTCAAATATAAAAATCGGTTCGTATTTAGGTGCACCTGTTTGTGAGGACAGCTGAAGTTTCCATGTATCAATATGTTTGAATTGTGTTTCCTTACCTAACCTTACTGTTTCAGATTCAAAGTTTTTTATTCGCTTTGTATCTGCTACATTCATTGCCAAAATACCACCAGGTTTTAATCCATAATAACAATTTTCTATAGTCATTCTTAAAAATCCTTCTACCCAAGCTTGAGGATCAGGATATTTTTTATATGACTGTGTATCTTCTTCTGAATATTTTTCCCAATCAAAATAAGGCGGAGAAGTAAAACACAAATCTATACTGTTTTTATCTGGTCTAAACTCCTCACTACCACATTTATGTAATTCTATAGTCCTATTTAGGCCGGCGAAATTATCCTTTATTTGTTCCAAACCATTAAATGTTTCTGTACAAGGATCAGTGCCAATGTAATTTACATCAGCGGCAATAGAACCTAACAATCTACCACCATACCCACAACTCATATCCCAAGTTACTCCTGCCTTACCACCAAATAATGGTGATGCTTTTTCTAAAAACTTATCATACATCAAGGCTGCGGCTGTTGGTCTAAAATTAGAAACTGCTTGAGTACCAGCATATCGTCGGAGTATTGATCTCATATCAGACGCTGTTACATTATGATATTCTTTTTGTTTCCAAAAAACACCTTCTAATAATTTCCGAATTCCTTTTTTCAAGTGCTCTTCATCTTCCCAAATAGATATAGGAGTTTTCATAGCACCACACTTAATACCCCAATGATGTGGCATATAACTCCATGCAAGAGAAAGTCCGTGAGCAGAAGAACCTACAACTTTAGTATTAGGTTTAAATAATGTAGACCTATCAAACTTAATCAATTTAGAAAATTGATTTTTTCTCCAACTATAATCTGTAGGATAATGTGGAAAACCGGAATCTTTCCAGTAATCATATACCGCATCTACAGCTGCATCACTTACTTGAATCGACATTGGGTCATCATTTCTGTTAAGCAGGCGAGTAAATTAATCTCTTGGTCCGCAACAAAAGCAGACTTATATTGATACTCACCAATAAGAATAACAGCAGCGGGTATAGTGCCTGGTTCAAGATGTGTGTATAGGTTGTCATAAATCTTGCGGAAGATTTTGGTGGGATCATTATCAATATTATCAACTACCCACTTACGAACCTTAGTAAACTCTTTTTCCTTTAGGTGGAGAGCCAACTCTTTCATACTCACTTCTGAAAGATTAACTAGGATACCAGAGTCTATCTTGCCAGATACACTATACCGCTGCAACTCATTCAACACTCGCCTGTTATCAGGAAAGTGTTTCATTATCAATTCGGCAACTACTTTTTTATCGTATTCAATATTATTCTTATTAAGAATATTAACACAACGGTCAAGCAACTGACCTGCAAGTTTTTGCCGGTTGCCGTTTATCTTGAATTCAATAACAGAACACCTTGAATGTAACGGTTCAATAATTCTGTTCTTGAAGTTACAAGTAAAGATAAAACGACAGTTCTTATGAAACTCCTCAATGAACCCACGGAGTGCAGGTTGCGTTGATTGAGGATTGAGATAGTCTGCCTCATCAAGTATCACAACTTTCTGACCACCAGAAAGAGATACAGTCGAAGCAAACGATTTAATTTTAGTCCTAAGAACATCAATGCCAGATTCTTCACTACCATTGATTATCATATAATCTATGTCTAATTCATTACATAGAGCTCTTGCCACTGTTGTCTTACCTACACCAGCACCACCTGATAACAAAAGATTAGGTATATCTCTTTTGTTAATAAATTCTTGAAAAGTTTTTTTTATTGATGATGGTAAAATACAATCATCAATGGTTTTGGGGCGGTACTCCTCCACCCACAAAATTGGTTCCTTCATCTATATCCACCTCTTGATACTCGTTATGACCACACCATGGACAATAAAAATGTCTTGATTTCATAACTGTTTCCGTTGCAATACTCCACCATCCTCTACAAGAAGAACAATTAAAATGATGGAGTATCTCTATACTATTCATGGGATCCATAAATTGATCTATCACTCATTGATAGACTTTCAAATTTCATGTTCAGTTTTTCTGCTATTTCTTTTGGAGAAACTCCAATAGAAAGCAATTCTCTCAAAATACTTAGCATGATTTCATTTTCCTGTAGACGATCCAACTTGTTTTCATTTACTGATTGAATATTCATATGTGTTATGTACATGGTACCTCCACCGTGCCTGCTGATCCTGAAACATAACATTTACCACCACCATCACCAGCTGATGCTGTTGATGAACTACTACTAGCAATGCTGCACAGAGAAGGTAAATATCTTTCTTCTATTGTAATTGCTTCACAATCCCAAGAAATAGAACCTCCATTTGCTTTAGGATTCAAACTAAATGTTTTGCCTGATATAGCATCTGAGGATCCACTTCCCATTGTTACTATGAGCACACCTTCTTCATCTATTGAAACTGATTCGGTAAACTCACCACTACACGAATCAGCACTTGCTTCTTTATTATCTGCTGGGAAACTACCATTCATCTGGTAGTATTCAGCAACGGCAAGTTTCTGTGGGCCGGCACAAGCAAAACCTTCTGAGACTTGTGCTCGTGCTACATAGTTTCCATATTGTGGTGTAGCAATGGTTGCTAATACTCCGATGATAGCAACAACTACCATCAACTCGATTAAGGTGAAACCTGACTGCTGCTTCATAACCTTTCTCCTAGTTTGTGTTTGCCTCCATGGCGATCCAATAATTTGCTTCTTGACCGTTCCAATTACTCACACCAGCTTCTGTTGAAGCATTAAATGTATAATCACCAGCTTTTATTTTGGTCAAATTATCCGCTTTGAAATGAAACTTAAAATCTGGATTGTTTAGAGTATCAATGTCAACATTATAATTATTAGATGTTGTATTTTTTAGATCAGTAGATGTAATCTTACCAGGCACAACAACTACATCAGGTAATTGCATTACAGCTGATGCCTTCAATACATTCTCCAAAGTTTCTTGAGAAATTTTAAATGACACATCACATCCTGGAGCATTAAAAGTATCAGGTGGTGTTGTAAGAATAGAAGGATCAGAATAGAAATATCTGATCTTTGTTTTACCATCATTAACAGTAAGATAATTGTCACCAAACTCTATGTCAGCATCATTTACCAAACTGACTACACCAAGAAACTCATTAAGGTCATAGATTCCAAACTCTTTTGGAAAATCTTCTGTAATAGAAGCTTCACCTAAAATGTTTTTCATAGTGGACATAGTCCTTAGACTACTACCAGACTTTACCAAAATGTTTTGATTAATTTGAGAAAAATTCTTTAGAATTTCTACCGTGTTTTTACTTAGTTTCATCTTCACTCTCCGTATCATGTATATGTAGCATGATTATTCCATAATGTAAAATTTTCATAAGGTCAGCACGATTCTTGCCACCCTTACGGCCGTATCGTTGGGCATACTTTAAAATATTACCCATACAAAATCCTTCACCGTGACCACAATCTTCTATGAACTGTGTAGCCTGATACTGTCGTTGAGCATAATGCTTATCATAAGTACCGTCTACATATTTTTGTAGATCACGAATAACTTTATCTTCACTAAACGCATAATTTATTTTTGCCATGTACTTATTATCTCATAATAAAGGCCAAATGTCAATAGAAAATGTGGGGTGGACAAACTCTGCCTCCGACAGGTATTTGGTGGTGGACCCTGGGACGTGTGTCTGCCACCCCACACTGATTTTAACTAATTTTGATTAGTTTTGGTTTCTTTTCTTCCGGTACGATTCTCACAAGATGAATCAAGAGCATACCGTTTTCCATCTTTGCGTCTTTGACAACAATATCATCTGCCAAAGTCCACTTGCGGGAAAACTTGCGAAAGGAAATACCACGATGAAGAAACTCTGGA